GAGCATACGTGTAGGGCGAGCCAGAGAATCCCGATCATTGCTTCATCTCGGTTTCTCCGCAGCTCGCTGGTGATGGTCTTCTCACACACGAGGTCAATGAGAACGACGGCCCCAGCCAGTGCAAGCACTGGGTGGAGCCGCCGAATGGTACTACTCACCGCCCTTTTGGATGTAACCCTTCACGAACTGTTCGGCGTTTTCTTCGAGCAGCCCGTCGATCTCGTCCAGTAGAGCATCAAGCTCTGCGTGGTCAACTTGCTGATCCTTCGGGGCGACCTCTTCCACCTGCTCAGACTTCTTCGGAGCAGACTTTTTGATCTGCACCTTTTCACTCATCCCGGACCTTAGCCTGGAGCGCAGCAAGAGCCGCAGCACCGGCTGCGAGGGAGGCCGACTTCCACACCTGACCGTCGTACCAGTCAGTACCGGAACCGACCAGGATGACGAGGCCCGCCTGGACGGCGGTACGCAGGATGGGGCCAGCCCACTCCATACCAAAAGCCTTGACGAAACTACTCTTCATCTTCTGTCTCACATTCTGACGACCACCAATAGGCTTCGTCGCTAAGTTGTTCGAGTGCTACATGCATGAGGCCCAAGACCTCCATACGGTTGAGTCCCTCACAGTCCACGCTGACAGTATCAGTCTCTTGGTTCCAGAGGATGGAGACCACGAGACACACGAGTTCCGGGAGTTCTTCGTTCATTATACCGCAGGCTGTAGTTGCACCCCGTTCTCCCGCTTGGGAGCACGGAGCCAAGCGCCACAGTCGTTGCAGTGGAATCGCTTGTATCGGCTAAGGGCGGTGTAGGTGAATCCATCTCGCACGACATCTTCACCGGCGCAGTAGGGGCAACCTGAGAAGGCGTCGTAGAGGTTTCGGTTGGGGAGTTGCGGAATCCACGGGAGCATCTGGTGGTACAGCTCTTCCAGAAGCTCGACATCCTGGCGATTGTATTCCTCCATCTCCGCTTGGGATGCGGGGTCGTTGTTGAGGCAGCCTTCCCACAGGCTGAAGTCCGTCTTGATCTTGCCAGCCAAGCCAAGCGCCTCACTCACATGCTGAAGCTTGTTGCTGGTGAACTTGAACGTCTTGGCTACTGCGACCTTGAGGTCGATCTGCTTGTACGGAGAGGGAGGACCAAAGCCCGCCATAAGGAACTCTCGATTGAGGTGGGGGACGTCGAACTTACTCCCGTAGTAGTGGATGACGGCATCCGCTTCGTTGAGGAGATCCCACGCTTTCTGAAGCATGAGTTCTCGGTCGATCCATTCTGCGGCAAACTGGTTCTCCTCTCCTAACCATTTCGCTGAGAAACACAGCACTCGGCTTGTGTCGATGATCTGGTTGATACCGATGTTCTGATTGAAAAGCCCCCAAGTGTAAGCCACGTTGGGGGACGTTTCAATGTCAATGCACAGGACCCGCATGGGGCTAAGAGCCTCTTGTGCGGTCCGGTGGATGTAGTAACAAGGGTAGCAGCGAGAGCGGCCGGGTGCCCTGTCTGTTGAACCACAGTCAGAACACTGGTGCATACTCTTCTCCTCTAGTTGTGCCAACGATGGATATGATCGCCCTGCCACTCAGACAGGTCGTCAATCTTGTTTTCCATGCGGTCTAGCTTGTCGTGAAGTTGGCCGTTGGTTTGGTTCACAGCTTTGTTGGCAGACCGCCACGACGCCAAGGCTGCAACGAAGGGCGGAGCCGCAATCATTGCAGTAATGAGGATGGCCTGCCCATCCATTAGTGGACTCTCCCGAAGTATCGGGAGCCAGGCCCGAACCCAAACACCCCTCCATCAGTACCAAGGATCAGATATCCAGTACAGACTCCGTTGCTGTCGCAAAGGGCTGCGATGCCAGCGGCGACAAACCCGGGCGGGGACTGGATGTCAATATCAGGGGGAGCAATCTCAGGCACAACTACCTTCTTTGTGTAGCGCCACCCCTTGGGGACAGCGACATGGACGTGATTCCAGTGCGCAGCTCTAAGGTCAGAGCTGAGAGTATTGATCGACCTTACCACACCCTTTGAGACATAGAAGGGTGCGCCTGAGTAGATCAGTTCGGTAAGTCCCCCCGCCTGTGCCATCCAGGCGTTCCAGATGGCAACAAGCTGGGGAGAAGGCTTGGCCTGGTTCCAAGGCAGTGGTCCTGCGAAGTCGGTAGCCAGGCCCAAGGCGTGATAGCTACCGGCGTCGTTCAACCGGATGGTGGAGGTGATCCTATAAGGGACACCACTATCCTTCATGAAGTCGGCCATTGCTTGGAGTTCAGGCGTCATACGGACTATTATACTAGATCGGGAGTCCAGGCGGGGCCTTGACCGTCTGCGGCTTGGATGCCGGGTCGAACTTTCGACCGGAAATTCCCTTGATGTCGTTCTTAGGCTTGTTGTTGTACTCGCCTACGACGACGTTGACGGTGGCAAGCTGGTTGACCAGGCCCGCAGCAATCTGCTCAAAGCTGGCCTGCTGGTCCAGCAGCTCGCCCTGGCCGAGGGACCGGAGCTGGCGAACGAAGATAGCCACCGACTTGTGGCTGTCCGGGGACCAGACCATGTTCTGGAAGAGCCGCCGCCCGGCGAACTCTCCACCCTCGATGACGTGGGTGAGGACCAGCATGTCCTTGCCGGTGGACGCCTTCTTCGCCTTGCACTCCAGAACCTTGGTCTCGTAGGTGCCTTCGGGAACCGGGGAGTATTCCCCGATGCTCTCGCCAGCAGCCTCAGCCTTCTCGACAAACGAGTTCCAGTTGACAGATGCCATTAGTTGTTCTCCTCTTCGGTTTCGTCGGCCTGAGCGGCCATGTCTTCCAGGTTCTCCAGCATGGAGATGCACAGCACCTCAATGGCAAACGACAGCCCAGCCACCTCGGTGTGGGGCAGGTTAGCCCGGAACGCCTGCATAGTCAGGATGGTTTCGGTCAGGGTCTTCTCAAGCATTGTAATCCTTCCTCAGGAGGCCGAGCATGTCGGCTACGTTGGGATTGGGAATGACCGTGCCGAACTTGCCGGTCCGATCCTTGGCCACGTACCCACCCACAGGGGCCACGAGAAGCTGACGGGCAATCTCGCCGTCCTCGTCCTGCTTGAGATACAGGTAACCTACAGCATCTACGAAGTAGGGCAGCGTGTTTCCGAGCTGTCCCTGGAGGTGAGGCCGGGTGACCCCATCCTTGACTTGTGAACCAGCGACAAAGACCACTGTGTCGAGCGTGGGCACGCCGTTAGGAATAGTGAGGTCACGGAAAGTCCGGACCAGACCTTCCATCTTGCGGAGTACCTCACCCCAGGCTCTCTGGTCTGCCTGCTCCACACCCGTAATGTTGTCCAGGCACCGCTTCTGAATCTCAGTGAGGCTGTCCAGGACGACACTCCGAAACGGGTGCTGGCCCGATTGGAGCCACTGGAGAATGAGACCCAGCGTCTTGAAGTTCTTGACGGTGGAAACACAGGTCTCCTCGGTGTCCGGGGGTGGGGTGCCCTTGTCCACGTCCCAAGCAACCTTCTTGCCTGGGGTCCAGCCGCTGCCGCCTTCAGCGTCGATGATGAGGCGGGGGCCGGGTGCGGTTGCACCCAGCCACGTCTTGCCCACGCCGGATTCGCCGTGGACTACTAGTGTAAGGTTCGGTTCCATTTAGCTCCTGTCACGCTGGACGTAGAGTTCATTGAGTGCGCCTGAGATGTCGGACCCGTCATCAGCGAAGGCGCAAACGCTGAGGAACGGACACTTCCAGCTACAGTCTTGATCCACGACAGGGTATGCCACAGTGTTGTCACCGGCAGCGATAGCTTCCTCGGTCCTGAGAAGATCTCGGGTAATCGCCTGCATCTGCTTGACGTGGTTGTTCAACTGCGTAATGTTGAAGTAGACTGTCTCCCGTGCATAGAACGGCGGCTTCGCACTGGCTGTGCGTTTGACCTTGCGGAGCATATTCAGCTTAGCCCCCAGTGGGGCACGGTCACCGTAATGCTCACGGCAGAGAACAGCGTACGTCAGCAACTGGAAGTTGAGTTGCAGTCTGCGGTCCACCAGTGCCCCGAAGGCCGCAGTTGTTTTGTGGTCGGTCAGCCACAGGTTGTGGTTGCCGTCCTCCTGCACGAGGTCCAACGTCCCGTGCAAGATTACACCCGGCAGGATCTCCATCTCCACCTTCTCCTCGATGAGGACAGGCTTGAGATTGGCATCTGCCGAGGATTCGTTGAGCCACTCCATGTAGCCCTCCATCATGATGTACGACAGCTCGGAGTCCTTGATGAGTTGGCCCATCATGATGTCCTCGCTGGACATGCTGTCGTAGATGGGCAGCCAGTACGCCTCTAGTGCGTACTGCCAAACGTCGCCCTTGTAGTACGACTGTAGAGCGTTATGTACCGCAGACCCTACGCTGAGATTCGAGTTGTAGGAGGAAGGACTCAAGTTCTGGAGGTAGCTCCAGTTCCATTTCCTGCGGCACCTCATGAACGTTGTTAGTTCCGATTGGTTCACCGTGCGTGTAATAGTGTCTCCTCTCCCTGTAGTATGCAGCCCATGCATCCTTACAGTTCTTACAGGCAGGTTCACCCCGCCTTCGATGCTTCATGTAGCTGTTCGGACTTCCGACGTGCTCGTGCTGACTCATACCACCATTATATCAGCAAGTCCCTCAGTCGCTTCGGGTCCTTCACAACATCCGCTAGCGTAGCTTCTTTGTCGTACATCACCTCCCGCACCTTCTCCTCCAGGGTGCCAGTCGACACTACGTCGATGATCTCTACAGAATCTCCGATCTGACCAATACGGTGGATACGGTCCTCAGCCTGCAAGTTTTGCACCAGAGACCAGGATCGCTGAAGAAACACTGCCCGAGATGCAGCGGTGAGGGTGATTCCTTCTCCTCCTGCTCCCAGCGTGACAAGGGCCAATGGTACTCCTCCTCGTTGAAAACGCTCGATGCTAGTCGCCCGATCCACCGAGGACTGACTTCCGGTGATGAGGATGTGGTCACAATCTACTTTCTCGGAGCAGAGTTCGATGAGCTTTCGGGATGCAGCGAAGACGACCATCGGCGCCCCCGCCGCTTCATCGAGGAGGTCCAGGAGTGCCTCAACCTTGCACGACGGTAGCGAGAGAGCCGATACCCCACCCGCCTCATCGAGAACTGGCAGGGCAGAGGCCGTTTGGAGTAGCCGTAGCGACTGAACAAGCGGATCAAACGCAGCAAGAATGCCTGAGTCCAGTTGAGCCAGCATGTCCTTGCGAAGCGACTCATACGCTTTGAGCTGGGCCGGGGCCATAATCACGTTGCGCACGGAGTACGTCTTCGCTGGAAGCTGTGGCAGAACTTCCGCTTTCGTCCTTCTTAAAAAGCGTGGCTCGAAGAAGGCATCCATTTCCGCCCTCGTACTCTGCTTCAATGAGTAGACGTCCAGGCCGCCCCAGAAGTTCTGTGAGGAGTTGCAGTAGCGGTCGATAAACTTCGTCTTCGAGGGCCACTCCTCCGGACTCACGAAGTGCATCACGCTCCAGAGATCCGCCGGGGAGTTTGCCACAGGCGTACCGGTCAAAGCGATGCGTCTTGTTGCAGTTGCACCAGTGGCCCACAGCGCTCTCGTCTGCTGACTGTGTGGGTCCTTTGCTCGATGCGCTTCGTCCGCTATCACTGTTGCCCACTCTCGGTTCAGCGGTCCAGGTTCTTTCTGCTTGTCGGACAAGCGGATAGACCCGTAAGGGGCCAGACGTGAATAGGATCTCAGCGATTCCCAGTTCACGATCACAACGTCCGCACCGGAGGATAGTGCTTTGGCCTTTGCAGTAGGTGTTCCATCGACAACAGAGACTGAGCACTCGGATCGCCATTTGAACCACTCCTCTCGCCATGCGTACTTCATCGAGTTCGGACACACCACCAGGCAGGGCAGGTCAGCCGAGATAATAGCCTGACGTGATTTGCCCAAGCCCATCTCGTCGCCAAGCAGAGCAGACCCCGCAATATTCAAGAATGAAATGCCCACTTCTTGAAAGCTGTACTGGCCAGGGGCAGGCTCGACCACACGGGCAGCTAGGGCTGCCTCCACCCTCTCCCGCTCGGACCAGGCCCACGAGATCACCCCCGGCTCCATATTCAGCTCGGAGCCGAACGTCCCCCGCATTGCCGCCAGTGCGGCCCAGGTCATGGGGATGTTCCACTGCTGCGTCCGGTGCCGCCACACGGCACCGGGTACTGTCTTCATCATCTCTCGTTCTCGGAACCCGGCCTCTACGACGAAGTAGCACTTGTCATCTCCTACGTAGATGTCAGCCACGGGCTTCCCTGAGGACAGCCGTATCGACGTTCACGCCCTCGGCCTTGTAGTCCCGGACTACACAGTCGAACTGCTCGCACTCGTGGCAGTAGCTCACGATTACGCTCAGATCCTGTGTCCATTTCTGGCCGCACAGCTTGCACTTGTAACAGTACGTCATCTTCCTCCTATCGAATCGGGCACCCCACCGGGCCGCACTCAATCTCGGCCTGGCCAATGGTACCACCAGTCATACCTTCGTACTGCTCCTTCGTGATCCGCTCCAGTGGGGACTGGGGACGGCTAAGGTCAGGGAACACAGTGATACCCTTCAACACCGCCAGGTAGGGCCGGATGGCCGCACTCAGGTCGGCGTGGGTGGTTCCTGCTGGGACGTTGATGGTGTGGCTGATCGCATTGTCAGCGTACCAGCCCTGAACCAGGGCCTGGAAGGCCACAGCGTCTGCGGGGCTAAGCTCGTCAGCTTGTTCCAGGTAGGCGTCCCCGACACGATCGGCCACTGCGTCACGGGTGGGAAACGAAGCGACGACCGTATTCGCTGAGGCCACGTCAGGTTCCAGGTGGACGCCAGTTGGCATATTGGAATCATTGGTTGCGTACCGTACACGACGGATGTAGTACCTGGAATAGATCGGATGAATGCCCTCCGACGTCCCTGCAAGTTTAGCAATGGTACCTGTGGGGGCAACGGTCGTCGTCTTGATAGGCGGATTGATCTGAAGCTTTGCTGCGTAATAGTCAACCTCCTCTCGTACGGTGTGCTTCCATTGGCCCATCTCCATAGGGAACTGGCTCCACGCTGCCTTGGACATCTTGATGCCCTGCTTGGCTAGGTACTCCTGAGCACCGAAGAAACCCACGCCGATACGGCGGTTCCGCTTCAGAACCTCGGCGGTCAGCTCGTCGGTAGAGTCCATGAAGGTGGCTCTAAGCAGGAATCTCGACATAAGCATAAAGGCTCGTTCAAGGTGTGCGGGAGTCTCCCAGTCATATGCAAGATTGACGTGGCCCAGTACGCAAGGCTCGCCGGGCTGGAGTGCAATCTCTCCGCAGGGGTTAGTGGTGTCCACATACACTGGTTCACCTTCACTTGCGAGTTGTGAGTTGAAGAAGCCCGGCTCCCCGTTAGCCAGCATTCCGTCAATGACTCGGTTGAAGACACGGCTCGCCTCACTGTACTTGTTGCTGAGCTGGTGGAAGAACCTCCAGTCTAGTTCAACGCTGATGTTGGTGGACCAGTGCATGGACGGGTCTTTCTTGCATTCCAGGAACCAGTTGATTTCCGGGTCATCCCACCGCATGATAGACATACGGGCAGAGCGCCGCACGTTCCCCGAGATGACAGCCTCAGCGATGTGGTGGTCGATGGCCATACACGCACGAGCCGACCACGGGTGGCCCTCCACCTTTGCGAGCTGGATGGTCACCTGCTTCAGCAGCTCCATGAGCGGCTCAGGCCCAGCGGCAATACCACCGAACGTCTTGATGGGGGTACCCTTGCACCGGATCTTGGACACGTCAAATACAATCACGGGTGAGACAACCTCATCCGCTGTAGCAGTTTTGACCAAGATCTCGAGGGCCTGCACCCAACCCTCACGGGTGTCCGGGATGGTGAACCAGTTAGGTTCATCAATGTTGACCGCTGCAAACGCTAGTCTAGTGACGATAGACTGATAGTCCTCGTGGTCCCTCTTACAGACGAACACCGGTAGCGGGACACGCTTGACGTAGGGCAGGGTGGAGACATGCCGGGCCGAGTAGTTAGACCCGACCCCACCGCCCTTCATCAGCTCACCAAACATGAACCCAAAGTGGCGCTCGGCAGTTTCCCAGGGCGCAACAAAGCAGTTAGCCAGGTACTGACGACCCTCCACGCCGGACATCCACAGGTGGCGTCCAGCCGGAAGGAGAGCACGCTTGAGCATAAGCTCCTCAAGCAGCTCTGCTTCGCCGTCTTCGATATGCTCCTCAGGTACTAAAGATACGTTACCACGAACCACCCGTCGCACGGTTTCAGGCCAGGTTTCCCCATCCCGGGAGTAGGTTCGCTCGTAAATGAGGGCACCGAGCGGTGCCCCGTGGAAGTAGTCAGTCATAGTTTCCTCAAGTAGTGTGAACCTCCATCATACCATCTGGAAGGAGGGTGGCCAGGTCAATGATCCCTTGTCCTGCAAGGTATGTCAATACGTGGCGGGAGGCATCACGGGCATGTCCCATCCCCGGTTTGTACCACCCCGCCCGCTTAAGTTTCTCGTCAGTAGCGAACCCCTTAGCGGCAGCGGGTGTCTGGAGCACGAGGTGGTGGTCGTGCTGCCGGACGAGGTACTTGAGCGCCCCGATGATCTCCAGGGCGTCATGTTGCTGAGACATTTTCGCAGTCGCTGGGGTGATGATATAACGTTCAACCACAAACACCGTGCCGTGCATGGCGTTTGCCATTGAGGCGAGCCAGTCAACAGCGTGCTCGGCACCCTCGACCTCCCGTAGCGATATGCCAACCGCTCGGTTCCAGATGCAGATGCCGGTGGTTCCTCCGGGATCGACACCGACGACACTAGTAGACATCTCCATTCGCCTCGCATTTCTTGTCTTCATACGGAGCGGCGACACGCCGATACAGCTCCAGCTTGGCGCACTCCAAGGCCCCTACAAGTTCGTTGATGGTCATGTAGGACATGCCCCGTTGGATAAGATACTTCCGACACAACTCACTGATGAGGTAGTTGACGTCCCCTGCATACTTGGCAGGGTCGTTGTTGTGGAGCTGTGCCCGTCTTTCATTAGGCAGATACGGCATACTTGGACCCCCATGAGGTAGGGCAGGCGGTGGCTTCCACCGTGATGGGCACTCGGTAGTCGGTCAGGTTTTCCATGATGCTTTGAGCTTCCTTCGTCCACTCTTCTTGGTCTTCAGCTTCCACCTCAGCGACAACTTCGTCGTGGACAAACATTCGGAGGGAGTCTCCGAGTCCCGCATTGTCCAGACTGACGGCTGCACGCTTGAGGATCTTGGCTGCTTCTCCCTGCAACTGGTAGTCCACAAGAGCGTAGACGGCATCGTCGTCCGCTGGGAGACAAGTTCCATCGGACAGTCGCACATAGGCTCTTCCCTCCTCAGCCAGCCGTCGTCGCCCCAGCTCAATGATTTCATCCTGCAAACCTGCGATGCCGGGATACTCTTCATCGAGTCCGTCGTAGATACCCTGAGCAACTCCCACCGGAATGTGGGCTGTCTCAGCAAACTTCTCCACGCCTGCTCCATACGCCTTAGAAAACCACGAGTTCTTGGTGATGATGTATTGCTCAAGGTCGTACTCCTCTCCCCACAGTTGCTTTGCCAGCAGCTTGTGGAGACTCAGGCCCGCCTGAAACTGCTCAATCATGCGGGGATCTCGGCTGTAATGAGCGAGCAGCCGCAACTCAATTTGCGCATAGTCGACGGTAACGAGAGTCTTACCATTGCCAGGCACAAAACAGTTACGGATGATAGGTCCCCGTGGGAGTGTCTGCAAGGGGGGTCCAACGACCGACATACGGCCAGTACGTGCTTCACACTGCTTGATGTCTCCGTGGACTCGTCCATTGTCCTCTCTCTCCTGGAACTGCTTGAGGTAGGTGGAGTCCCACTTCTGCAAGCGCTTGTACTGGATGATGATGTCACCCAGCTCGTGCTCGATGCCGGACAGGATGCCCTTGTTAAGCATGGCCCTGCCGGTGGGGGTGAACGCCTCAGGCTCCCACCCCTCGCCCCTTAGGGCTGCTTCGATTTGAGGACCAGAACCTGGGTTGTTGAGTCCATACGACTGACATGCCAGACGAAGCGAGGCCATCTCCTCGGCCCACTCTGATCGAAGCCCCTGGACGTACTCATAGTCAATGCCCATTCCCGATGTCTCCATTTTGCAGACAAGTGGTAGGAGCGCCATCTCAAGGTCATACGCTTCTCCTCTGTAGGATTGCAGCTTCTCCCACATCTGACAGGTGAGGATGGGATCCCAGCCTCCGTAAAACCAATACGGCTCGGCCTCCAGGGGCACGGTGTCCCAGCTCACCTTGTTCTTGCGGAAGTATTCTTTGAGTAGGTACTCGGGGAAACCAGCCCAGTGCCCGAGCATCCGGTCTGAGATGGGCTTAAGACCAGAGCGCTTGCTGGGGTCGGACAACCACGCAAGGAAGGCGGTGTCCTCCAGCTTAGCGGAGGGCATTTGAATACCAGCACTGGCGAAGGCGTGCATCTCAAACTTGGCGTTGTGGGCCACGATAGGGCCGGTGTAGTTCTCGATACTATCCTTGACGAGCCGACCCCACCATTGCTGTGGCAGCACCCACGCCTGCTCAGCGTCCCCGAACTGGGTGGTGCGGAGAAAGTTCGGGGTCCACCACTTGAGGCCGGTGGTCTCAGTGTCAATCCCCATGATGGGCCTACGCTGGCCAAGCCATGAGCGGAAAGCCTCTGCCTCCTCCCATGTCTCGACCAGAGTGACACGGGGGTTCACGCCAACAGCGCAAGCTGGAGCGCTGTGGCAAACTCCTGAAGCTGGTTGCTCACATCCTTGAGCTGCTCTGCCATCGAGTTGCGGGCCTCGATGGCCCGCTGCCGGGATTCGCTGATGCTGTCGAACTCCTTACGCCACACCTCGATCCCCTCTTTGAGCTGGGTGATCTCAGCGGTAGCTTCCTTGAGGTGCTCTCGCACAGCCTCCTGGATGGCGTACTCGATGGCCTTGTCGATTGCACTAGAACTTGTCATTGAAGTATCCCTTCTTCTTGGAGGCGTTGATCTCAGCCTGCACGGTCTCTTTCCAGATGGAGAGCATGATTTCGTCGGCCGTCTTCATGGTCAGCGAAATCTTCTGCTTGGCAGGCTCAACTTCAGGTTCTGTGTCGAACTTCTCGGTCAGGCCATAGACCTGCTTGCCTGCGGTGGGGTGTTTGGCGGTGGCGTCACCCGGAATGGGGCCAGACGTATCCCCGGTGGGGCGGCCGGTCCGCTCAACGTAAGCCAGTCGGATCTTCCACTCTCGGGCAGGACCGAAGTACATGGTCTCACGCTTGAATGCGACCGAGGTACCGTCGTCCATCGTAAGGATCAAACGGTTCTCCTGCGTCGGGCTGTCCGGGTCCTTCATAAGCCACTTGCGGATCTGGCGCCTCTCGTTTGCTGACAGTCTCATTGGTCTCCTCTCGGTATCTGTCATCGAGTTCGGGGTGGGTGGTCGCCCATTCGAGGAGGGCGAATGCATGGAAAGCGACGGCGGCGAGGTGGGGAGAGCCTGTTTCGGCGTCGGTGTCTTCGCCTCCCCAGAATGCTTGGGCATGACGCTGTAGTGCGGCGTAGCTGAGGGACCAGTCGTACCCTCGTCGCCAATTGTGATCGGCGTACTTGTGGGCACCAACTCCGTAGTGCCGTGCAAGTATTGCGAGAGGGGATGTGGGGATGAGGTCATATCTTTCATCTTTGCTCCCTTTCTGCCCTCCCGTGAGGGCGTTCGTGACTCGGACCTCAGTACTCACGGCGAATCTCGCTTTCGAGGAGGACTTCATGTCCGAGCGAGAGGGCGTGTTCAAGCTCTCTCTTAGCACCAGCGCTCCTCGTCCATCCGTCGAGTAGCACGATACGCTGACAGGTTTCGACCGCTTCGAGGTCACGGGCCAGCACCTCCTCATAATCGAATGCCTCTGTGACGGACACCTCAAGGATGCGGCCGTCAGGCGCCTCCACCACCTTGACATACCCACCCTCCTCGTCAATCTCGATGGGGGTGACGACGTTGAAACCCTTGTGTCGGCGGTACTGGGCCAGGTCTCGGAACGCAGCCCAGTTGTAGTTGCGGTACCCAGTCATGGGTCCGGCGTGGTATTCTCGCACGTTTCTCCTTCGTGGTATAATGCGGGTATGGAGGTCGAGCTAGACTCCCTCTCGCCCCGCCAGTGTTCCTCCTCCACTGGCGGGGCTTCTTCGTTTTTAGCGGGGCAGGGTTTGTACCTGCACTGTCCCGGATTGTATACCGGTGCCTCTAGTTGGGCTACCCGCTAAACCTTAGGTATACATGCAGAGGTTGCTGCGGACCACTTCCTCACGGGGCACCACGTAGGTAGCCCCGTTCTTCTCGTCCTTCACGTAGAAGGCTGCGTCATCGCTGCCGAGGAACTCTCCGACCAGAACGAAGTCGTCAACCAGGATCAGGCGTGTTCGCATCCGGCGTACTGGTGTCACTCAACCTCCTCAGTTGGTCTTGCAAGTCCCAGAGCAGGGCCGTGCATTGCTGGTGGATGGGTCGTGTCTCATCATC